ACAGCATGTGGCTATACGTCGTCAAGGTGCAAGAGCACGACGACGAGTACGAGGACTGGATTGACCGCACCATCGCGTCGGGTCTCGTCGTGAGACAACGACGGAGAGGTTGGGCATCTTGCAGAATGCGAGCCCGGTACGACTACATGGTAGAGACCGACAGGTATCTGTCACTAGTCGACTTGGGGGTGCTCGACCCTGTTCTCCTTGCCTGGGAACTCCAACCATTTAGTTTCGTGGTTGATTGGTTCCTTGGCGTGTCAGACTTTCTGGAGGGCTGGACAGCCCAACTGGGTCTGAAATACCTCGATGGTTCGATCAGTCTTAACGCGAAGTCAACCGACTGGGCGGAGCCGTGGATGGCCATACAAGGCCAAGATAGGCTCCTTGAAAAGGGACGAGATGATACCTTCTGCGGTGCAAAGACTCACGTCTTCATCCGTTGGAAAGAATCACAACCCGTGCCTAGTTTGGTTCCCAACCCGGACATGATCCGGGATCTGATGGGTTTTCGGCTGATTGATACGATCGCTCTGATCGATCAAGCTTTATTCGGCCGGCGCGCGAACTACCGTCGCTGAAGTATGCGACATAACCCTCCCGTAATCAAGGCCCTAACAAGGCTATTGGAGAACACAAGTGCCTGAGAATGCACCTATTGCCATCTACGATGGCGAGGATACGCCCGTCGAACGGACCTACACCCCTAAGGGGATCAGCCGCGAGGGCGTCGCCACGTACCGTGACGACGTCACCGAGGACTTCCCTCCGGGACGTGGGACCATCTCGATCTCCCTCAAGGAGAACGAGCGGGTTCGCCGTATCCCTCTGAACCTCCGGCTCAGCCGGGTCGTAACCAAGACCGTGGACGGTGTCGACTTCGACGCTGTGGCGGACTATGGTCTGTCCAAGGTGGAGTTCGTGGTGCCGGTGACCTGGTCGACGCAGCTATGCGACAACCTGGCCACGCTTACGGCGAATGCCATCAACTCTGCCCTTGTTCGGGCCTATGTGGAAGACGGTGATCAGGCCTACTAGGGGTAAAACCCTGTGTAGTCCCGAACGCTTTGGTTGCTCTTACGGGCAGCCGAGCAGGCCAGCCAGACTTGTCTGTTTGGTTTGTGTCTTCTATCGCATCTGGAGTATACTCCCATGGCAAAGAAAAGTCGGCATCATGGTCTTAGCGACCGGTTGCGGAGTCCTGTCGATCCCTTGGAGCTCTTTAATTGGCTGGCTCAGTCGTTAGGCGAGCCAACACTCCCCAACGGGGAGGCTATCTTAGAGCAAGGATTCCCTGCGTTGGACGCAGCCCAGTTCCGGGAAAAGTACCTCCTGAAAGAGGTCCTCCGGAAATACCCTGGGTGGGAACTTGGGATTGACACCACGAAGGCTGCTCTCGACTCCTTGGAGGAGGCTGAGGCGGCCAACAGGAAAACCAATGATCGGCTCCAGACCCCCACTCGGGCTAGCGCCCGCGTCCGCCGGATACTTCGTTCGGCGGCTCGTAAAGCTGTGGAGATTCTGGGTCCGTTCGACTGGAACCTGTTCGAGGAAGGACTTCGGTTCGGACCGAAGGCTACAGCCGAGCACAGCGGAGAGCTGCTGCTCGTGAAGAAGCTAACGGAACGTAAGCACGTAAACTCTGCTGCCTACGGTCTTGCAGTGGAAGTCTTGCGATCTCGCCCCATGTGGGCGTTTGAACTTGACAGCTGCTTTGACCCTACGCAACTCCTAGTACTTAGGGAGTATGACAGAGTGAGCGTTGTACCCAAGAACGCTCGGACTGGTCGAGTGATCCTCATACAGCCGGGGATGAGCGTCATGCTCCAACTGGCCGGGGGTTACTGTCTAAGGACTCGCCTTAAACAAGCGGGTATCATTCTTAACGACCAGGGTATCAACCAAGAGTTGGCTCGAAAAGCGTCCATTGACGGACGTGATGCAACGGTCGACGTACGAAATGCTAGCAATAGCATGACGTCAGCGCTCGTCTGGCTCCTGCTCGGGGATCACCCCAACAGGGGCCAGCGGTCGTTCGACCCAACCTGGTATAGGTTGTTGGATGCAGTGAGAACCACTCACGGAATGGTTGAAGGTGCTCTGAGGGAATGGGAAATGTTCAGCGCCATGGGTAACGGCGCTACATTCGAACTGGAATCCCTCGGTTTCTACTGCCTGGGATGGGCAGTGTGCACTGATCTGGGTATCGACCCACGAGTAAGTGTGTATGGAGACGACATCACCATACCGGTTGAGGCGATAAGCCTATTCCGGCGGGTGATGCGTTACGCTGGCTTCGACCTGAACATGGACAAGTCCTTTTGGGGACAAGGCACGTTCAGGTTTAGAGAGTCGTGCGGAAAGCACTATCTCAACGGTCGGGATGTTACACCGTTCTACGTTGACACTCCCCTAGAGACAGTCTCTAGTGTAATCCTCCTGATGAATAACATCAAAAGGTGGTGCCACAATGGGACATGGGGTCTCGATGGCCGGCTGGAGCCGGTCTGGAGATGGTTGTACTCAAAGCTTCCGGAAGCAGCTCGCCGGACTCACATCCCCTTGGGGGAGGAGAACGACGGACTGATTATGGACGCTGACGAGTGCTGCCCCAGTGTCATTCGTGATGGGCTAAGAGAACGAGCGTGGTTCACTTTTCTCCCGGTATGGGAGTGGGACCACGAGTACATGGAGCTGCGTAAGACGTACCTTCGAAAGAAGTGCGCACTTCCGCCGCTTAAAGTACCCATCGTTTTGGGATATCGGGCATCGATTTGGAAAATCGACAACCGTCCCAGGGCCGTCGACGACGACATCAGCAACCTAATCTGGCATTATCTACGCTCCTACCGAAAGGTGAGTTTAGAGAGGCCGGGTCCGGGTCAGCTGAAAGGCCTTCCGCAACCCTACACGCCGTACAAGTCTCCAGGAATGAAGACAAGTCCGGTGCTGTCGACACGTGTAACGTCACACTGGCGGGATACGGGTCCTTGGGTCAGAGACGTCGACCCAGTGGAACCCAGGACAACAGAGTGGGAAGAACTCCCACCATGGAAGTCCAGTTCCGTCGTTAACGTGCTTAGGCGACTAGGTG